TACAAAAGGATAATTTACTTTAATGAATTCAGATATTTCCTCATTACTTCCTGGATCCATTGAGCCAAACTGATTACAGGGAAATGCTAGGATAGAAAAACCTCTATCCTTAAATTTATCATGTACAGATTGCAATTGCCACAACTGCCTACTGGTTCTTGCGTACGACCAAAGCTTTGAGCATTGTGGCTCATATCCAAACTTACTGGCAATATTAACTACTAAAGTTACTTTGCCCTTGTATTCTGCAAGGTGGTTTTCTTTACCCATTATTGAGGAGGCAGTAAAATTATACATACTCATTATCTCACCCCAACAAATAACGTTTCTAGATACTGGTCAACCTGCAATGTTCCAAACATTTTATCATTATCGATAACACTTGCCTGCAGGCTGACGGTAGCTTTTATCGGGAATTCTACTTCTAATGAACATTTGAATGTTCCGTCAATAAAAGATGTATTAGTCAGAGGCGCAATTCCTTTTTCATGTGAGACTAAACCAGTTAGACTTTCATTGGAAGTATCTATACTTAAAGAGTATTTTTCTTTACCAAATGGAGTGTCTACGGTAATGCTCCAGTTCCCATTTATATTTATTGGATTATTAGATTCAATCATAACCCTAATTATAGCACATAGTTAATTTATTCGTAGAAAAAACTGCCATTAGAAATAGCTATTGGAGGATTATCTTTATGCCAAACATTTATAACCATAACTTGCCTTATGTTGGATTTGGCGGGGGTACTGCTATGTAGTCTGTGGCCGGCATCAAATATTATAAGTCTATTACCTTTGTAAGATATTCTTTCCCTATCTTCTTTTGGTGAAATATATTCTTTAATATTTTCTTTTTCTAAAGATTCTTTATTTCCATTTATGAAAGAATTTTTATGTATCTCCAAAAAACCACCATCTTCATTATCTACTCCATAATAGACACATCCGGTAATTGGACCTTGAAATATCTTATTTTCAAAATATAAAAAAGTATCTTCGTCAACATGAAGATCTATATACTGTCCAGGATTATATGTTCTTGTCCAGTATTCAAAACCTAAAATGTCTTCATTGGGCCATTCTAGATTTTCTTCCCAAATTTTTTGTATTATTTTTTTCTTCAATGTATTTGCTGGACTTCTCCACCAACCATCCCAAAACATGAATGGCGAATAAGAACTAGAAGATTCTTCGTGATACATCATCAAATGTGCTGCAATTTTTTCTTCGTTTCCCATTGAAGTAGGAAAAAAATTAGGGCTATTTAATAGTTCGTTATATAAATAATTATCTAAATAATTGTCTTTAACTATCATATTAATTTTATTTTAGTTTAAATCTTTTGACGTTTCTGTGAACTCTTGTTCTAGTTTGGTATACTCCGCAACGTTTACTCTTTTTTGTTTATTTTTTACATATTCTTTTATTAAAGTTTGGTTTTCTAAATAAACGCTTTTTTTAATGACATCTACAATTGTATTGTTACGTTCTTTATATCCTGGACCAGAATAATAAGCTATATCTAGCATTTCGATTGCGGTTACATTATCTAAATCTAATTTATTTTCTATACAGAAAGTATATATTACTGTTTCAAAAAAAGACATTTCTTTTTGAATCATAGATTCTGGTATTTGTAATTGATCTGGATAATTTACATTTAAGGAACCAAGAGTTCTATATCTAAGTTTTGATATAAACCAATTCTTAAACTTTGAACCAACTTGTGAATTTTCTTCAATCGACTCTCTAGGATCTCCATTAGCACTAAAGAATAAAGCTAGAGAGGTGTCAGGTTGTCCATTGTTAATCTCTTCTATTGCATCAGCTGGGATAGCCCATTCATCGAATGCATTCTTACATTTTTCAGCAATCTGCTCATTGGAGCTCCATGGATCTTGAGCTAAAAGATTCCATTCATAAGCTAACTTCATTGCGTGGGGGAAGGTTTGAGCCATATTAACCCTACAAGGCCATTGTTTATACAGGCTATCGTTTAATTCTATAAAATCAATTTTTACTATATAAATGTTAGACATTGAAGAAAGATATACAGTCCATCCTTCAATGTTTTCATCATTATAATAAGATTTGTCGACTACATCGCCGGCGTCTTCTTTGTCTGATTCATAGAAAGCAACAGCTGCATAGCCGTCTAGATCACATCTTCTGGAGTCTTCTGTATATGCAGGCCTATTTCCCAATATGTCATGGTAATCAGCTGCTGAATTCATTATATGAAATACTGATTTAGATTTATCGTAGTTATCTTCTAGGACATCTACTAAAAATTCATAGTTTTCGTAAAGAATATCTTCTGTATAATTTTGTGATACTAATCTATATACAAAATCTGTAAGCTTAAAATTTGCTTTAGTAAAAGCTATCAAAGTCTTATTGCCTATATCATAAGTGTCATAGTTAGTATATTCTTGAAGTCCGGTTGGCAAAACCGTATTTAAGGTAAAGTCTTCTTTAACTCCGGTTACGGCATAGCACGCATAGTTAGAGGGGTCGTATTGCTCTATTGTTTTTTTTCCCATAAAGCCTCAATTATGTATTGGAAATTTTATTATCAATTTCTTTTATTCTGTTTAGTATATCATAAATATCGTTTTGAGCAGTGCTGTTTTCCGCAGGTGTAAAGCTTTCTTCATCAAATTGCTCTGGATCTATTCCTAAAATTGACAATCTTAAAATTAAAGATTTTTCTAACTCAGATTTGACTAAACTATAAGCTTCTTTTATTTCCTCAGAAGATAAATTAAATTTCATATTTATGCTTCTAAAATTGATATTTCTTTTTGGATCATAGCCAAAGCATCTATGGATACCTTTAAGCGTTGATGTAGATCTATGGTAGTCAAGTCTGCAGGATCTATTGAAGAATCTTCTTCAAAAGTATCTTCGTCAAACGTTGCTGGATCAATTGCTAATTTTATAAGAATCTCATAAATATCTTTTTCATATTTTGGAATATTTTCTTCTAAAATTTCTATTTTTGTGATTTTATCTATATTATTAAAGATCATAACCGTTCCTTTGAATTTTGGACATATGTTACCTATAGTACCAATTTTTTTATAGATTTACTATTTTAAGACAATATCTTAATTTGGCTCATTAAGCTTTAGGAGGCCATCATGCTTTGGGCCAATTTGATTCCCATTTTCGTCTAGGCCACTTCTAATCCCATTCATCCAAGTCCAAGGTTGCTCATGAAGCTTTTTCATTTTTGCGTCCCCGTATGATTGACGTTTAGCCATTAATTCTGGTTTATCCCAAAGATTTTCGACTACTACCTCTGTATTTTCTAAAAGATCATTCCTATAGACATTAAAAAACATAAATGGCATTCCGGCTTCAAATCTGACCGGTTCTCCAATTTTAGTAATTTTCCAGTTCATATTAAATTCATCTGGCCACCAAGAACTTGGTATAGTGGCAGATAGGGGTGCTGCTCCATCTACGAAATAGTTTGGAGATCCAGTTATCCAGGTGTCATATCCCTCTTCAGTATTAATGGCCCATCCTGTAGCAAAAGACATAATGCCGATTATGGAAGGAATTACAACAGGTCTACCATCTAAGAATTCGCCTTCCAAGACTCTAGGAGTGGTATTGCCCCCATCCCATTGAACTACAACATCTTGCTGAAGGATTAATTCCCAGCCATTTACATTAGCTGCAGACATTGGCAAACACTTGTAAGCGTGCTTATTATAAGTCTCATCCATCCAATCTCGCTTAAGCCTAGACTGTTTTATCTTAGGTGGATTTTGATGAGTTTTAGTTAATGTTATTTTCGTCATATTCTTCTTGGATAAAATCTTCTATTGCTTTTTTGATATTCTTCAATGCCTCTTCTGGAGATACATCCCTATTGCCACTACTGTAAGCCATGTCCAATAAGTCTGAATTACAAAATCTAATGTATCTAGAACCATCTCTGGATACAATAAATTTTTCAAAATTTCCATGAATTAAATCACTAGTTTTTTGTAGTTCCTTAAAAAGTGGATGCATCTCACCTTTTGGTTCATAAAAATCAATGTCGGTTTTATCGTGTTCTTCTCTTAGTCTCTTGTAGGCTTCTTTGTCTTGGTTTGGGTCTAAAATATTGACCATTTCAGAAAATGGAAGATCTGTATTATAAAGATTTTTCATGTGATCTCTCATACTCTCAGCACTAGTGTTAGAGTCTGCAAATTCGCCGTAAGCGTCTTGGCAAAAATCTGTGCTTGGCATTGCTAGGACTTCAAAGCCTAAGTGCTTGTATTGATTATATATGTCTTGGATGATCGTGTACTGAGGAGAGTTTGCGCATTCCCCAGTTACATTAAATAACATAGAAACTTTTCCCTTAAGACTAGCTAAGATATTATCCTGCCCATTTATTGACTTAAGTGGAAAATCATATATGTTATTATCTACATATTCAACAAATGATTGCTGTAGATTGTCTTCCACTTTAATCAGCTTTTGATAATGTTGGGAGGGAAGATATTTCGATCCCCGAAGATTGTGCCACTGACTGCCCAATTTCATTGTAGTTATACATAGTGACAGCACTATACTTGGTGCCCTTTGTTACCGGTTGGGATCCATGAGCGTAAATATAAGTTGAAGGAAAGAATATAACATCTCCTTTTTGAGCTTTAAATTTTAAGTTGAGATAAGGAAACCAAAGCTCTCCCCCTTCATAGTCATCATTAAAAAACCCAACTGACGAAAGTGTACAAAAGTAAGAAAAACCAGAATCTGTATGGACTTGGAAATGTTGACCTTCTCCATATTTTATGAAATTAATTGCTTCCATAAATTCCATTTTAAAATTATATCTTTTTTCATAATCTGTTAAGCATGTAGTTAGTATAGAATTATAATCATCATAAACGTTTTTAATTTCAGATAATTCTGCTGGAAGGTGTGGCCAATGTTTTGGTCCTATTTTAAGATCATAACAATCTCTGTACTCTGGCATTTTTTCGTTATATCCAACCATAGCCTCATTCCACTTAAAATATTCATGATTGCTGTTTTCTAGAGTAGATTCAAGTCTTTGTGGGATAGTCATTTCCTCTGGTATAGCATCTCTATAAAGGATTATTCCTAATTTTGGTTCTTCTATGTTAAAAATTTCCAATTCAATCTCCAATTTTTGGCTAGTTAGCTAGCAGATATAATGATATACTTTATCATAGGTTCTAGTAAATAGTCAAGCCGATCCGATAAGTAAGGTATATAATATGGAACAGTCACTCGTTAAACCAGGTCACTTTGGAAAATCTGTTGACAATATAAAGATAATTAAAAATTTTGTAGAAATAGATGATCTTAAAGTTATCCAAAAGTTTATTCCAACTATCAACGAATGGATGGACGCCGGAGAAAATCAATATGCTGAAGACGGGACGTGTACCTACGACTCAGCCTATTGGGCTGATAGACAATGCAGTTGGGATATTTTAGAGCGAATTAATATAGATGTGTTTAACATGGTAGATAAATATATTCAAAAGATGAAAGTTTACTTAGAAGACTGTTTCAATGTCAAACTTTCTACTAGGCCACCAGTAATTATTAAGTGGAGACCCGGCATGGAGCAAAGACCTCACGCCGACAAACAGATGAATGATGGAAGACCTAATCCATTCCCAACATATGATATAAATTCTTTAATTTATTATAACGATAATTTTGAGGGTGGGGAGTTATATTATCCAGACTATGATCTAACAGTTAAGCCCGAACCAGGTTTGGCGGTAGCTCACCCGGGAGACATAAACTACCTTCATGGTGTAAAGCCAATTATATCTGGAGAAAGATACACCACACCATCTTTTTATACTATTACTGAGTTGAAATAAAATGAATAATATAATAAAAAATTCTTCTTTAAAAGATATTGAATTTAATATAGATAAATATATAAAGTTATTCTTAGAAAATGGTTTACTTATATTTCCTAAAGTAAACTTAAACGACGAAGAACATTATCAACTAATGCAGCTTTTTGGACATGAGTTAAATTGGGGATATATTGCTCAATCTTTTCCAGAAGATCATTCTGTAACATTTGAGATGATCAAGCAAGAAGTAGATCCTGGATACGTTGAAGTGATCAATGAAAGTGGTCATGATTTATTTATAAACTGGCACCTAGAACACGTGGAAAGAGTTAGGCCTCAAGTAGCAGCCTCGTGGAGAATGGATAAATTTACTTGCTCAAATGAATTTGGGGCAACTGGCTTTATCGATGCGTCTGCCTTGTATGACAGATTAAAAGATGAATGGAAACAATTTTTAAACAATTCTTTTGTAAAAAACCCATCTGGCTTAAATATAGAAAGACCTTGTGTTATTTCTCATTTAAACAGTGGTAAAAAAATATTAAGATTACACCCTTACAGTAATGGAGAAATTCTTTGCAGAGTTGGCTTAAATGAACCTTCTGATTCAGATATGAGATTATACCAAGAGATTACTGAATGGGTTTTTAATCAAATCGTAGAAAAAGAACAAGATGCTTTTTGGTGGAATTGGAGTGAAGGAGATTTACTGTTAATAGATTTATCTACTACGATCCATGCTGTTACGGGCGGGTTTTTGCCTGAAGAAAGATCCTTTACTAGACATTGGGCATATCACCTTAAGGAAGATTACGATCTATATAATAATCCTATTTACAGTAAAGGTGGTCACGATGGACAAAATACATATTACTAAAAATATTATAGATAAAAAAGATTTAGAACAAATTATACTTTATTTAAAAAATACACCAGTTATGATTGATGAATCTGGATATTCGCCATTTGGTGTTTATGCCGGGAATGGCAGTCCTGTTCTTCCTGAACTTCTTGGTAAATACTATGATAAAATAAAAGGAATTATTGAAACTTCTTTTAATTGTAAAGTTTATGACGAAGGCGTAACTAGTATAGTTGAGATGAAAACCGGGGATTCAATGCCAGTTCACCTAGATCATGGATCTGCTCAAAATGAAAGTGTTGGACTCAAGACTGGTGCTGGATACCCATCGAGAGACCTTAGTTCAGTACTCTACTATAATGATGATTATGAAGGTGGAGAAATTTACTTCCCTGAACAAGATTTATTAGTTAAACCAGAACCTGGAATGTTCATATGCTTTCCAGCTAAAGATGGATTCCCACATCAAGTCAAGGAAATTAAGAGCGGATACCGTTGGTGCTCTACTAACTTTTGGTGCATTAAGAAAGACTAGGCTCTCAAGTCTCCAAGTGCTACCCAAGTATTTTCAGCTCTTTTTATTAAGGTAACTGAAGACCACTGTGCTCTTAAGATCAGGCCAGGGGTAGCGTTGATTGTTACGCCGCCTGTTGCTGTTATAGTGGTTGCTCCTGCTCCTGTTTGTAATATTGTAATTTGAGTTCCAATTGGGAAAGCTACAGAAGAGTTTAATGGAACAGTTAGAGTGTTAGCTGAAGCATTGCTTATTTCTACAAGTTTATCCTTATCGGCTAATACAAGAGTATAACTAGCTACCTGGGCATTCGTGATCACATTGGATGATGCAAAGTCCAAAGATATTGTTCCATTACCTACTTTCAATTTTTTATTGGTAGAATCCCAAGATAGTCTAGCATCTGTAGTAGAAGAGGATGTCGATAAGGTTAGGGTAGGGCTATTGGTTACTGGGCTAGTAAAAGTTTTATTAGTAAATGTTTCAGTGCCGTCAAGGGTTGTTAGAGTCCCAGTAGTTGGTAGAGTTAAAGTAGTTGTTGCTGTGGCTGTAAGGGTAGTGGTAAATGCTCCAGATGTTGTAAAGTTTCCACCAAGTGTAATTGTATTAGAACCATTGTTTACACCAGTGCCACCGTAAGTTGCACCAATCAATGTTCCATTCCAAACACCGGTAGCTATAGTGCCTAGTGATGTAAGTGAAGATCCAGTAACTCCAGAACCAAGTGTAGTGGCATTCAGGACTGATGTCCCATTGATTTCATAAGCCTTACCTGTAAGCAAGTTAAAATCTTCAGATGAAGTCCAAGCGTCAGTTGCATCAACCCAGTTAAGCGTCTTGTCCGTAGTGCCTTTAAGCGTGATACCGCCGCCATCAGCTGTTACGTCTGTTGGAGTAGTGACGGACCCGAGCTCAATGTTTTTATCATCTACAGTGAGCGTAGTGCTATTAATTGTAGTTGTCGTGCCATTAACTGTAAGATCACCAGAAATCGTAATGTCTGCCGCAGCAAGTGTTCCAGTAAATGTTGGAGAAGCTAGGTTTGCTTTTAAATCAAGAGCCGTTTGTTGAGCCGTTGAAACTGGCTTTGCAGTGTCTGCAGTGTTGTCCACCGAACCAAGACCAACATCTGCTTTAGCAATCCCAGTTGGAGTATTTATAACTGGTGACGTAAGCGTCTTGTTCGTAAGAGTGTCTGTTGTGTCTACACCAACAAGAGTTGTTGTTGCGTCAGGAAGACTTACAGTTCTGTCGGCGGTTGGGTTAACAACGGTGAGTACTGTTTCAAACTCATCTGTTGTTGCACCTTCAAATGTAATAAAATGTGGCTCTGGAAGATAGATACCATGAATTCTTGGAGTTCCACCAGTAGCCGTGATTTCTG